CCTTGGCGGCGGCCATGAACCCTGCGAGGGCGGCAGCCTTCCACAGTTCGACACCGATGACTGCACCACCGGCGAGTGCGCCGAGGGCGGTGCTTCCGAAGACGGCGAATACTCGCCCGATGACAGTTTGAATCTTAACCATGATTACTCCTAGTAGTCGTGTTTGATGATGTAGTTGACAACGAGATACGGCTGGTAGTAGTCGGTTCCACTACCCGTGTAGCCAGAGTTGCCGGTGAACGCCGGGACATCGATGGCGTGAGCATGGCTTGAACCGTCAGTTCCAGACGAGACTGTGCTAGACGTTGGCTGGGTTGTGCCCAGGACGCTGCTGCCAACATCGACGGCGACGTTGCCATTGAAGTTCGGGGCAGGGACAGCCGTGTGCGAGTGCGAGCCACCCGATGCCGTGTTGAACGAAGCATGGTCATGGTCAATGCTGTGCCTGTGACTCGGGAGGTTTGCCTCAGCGATTGTCAACGAACCACCAGTTCCGAGCAATGTCAAGGTGGTGTTATCACCGATTGGGAAACGACCCTTCATGTCGGGGGTCGTCGTCCCGACCAAAGCACGAAGTTCCGTGTATGAAACACTGATTGAAGAACCGTCGCACAGCAGCCATCCGGTCGGGGCTGCCGCACCGCCGTAAGCGGCAATCGTGCCTACTGGACACAAGACTTTCAAAGTTGCCAAAGCAATATCGTCAGCGACAACCGTGCGGTCTGCAATCTTTGCTGAAGTAATAGCAGAGTCAGCGATGCCCGCAGTAGCAACTTGACCCCATTTAATCCCGTTCGTCTGAGCGGAATCAACCTGCAACACATGGGCGTTTGTTGCACCAACAGCCAAGCGGTTGATGCTGCTACCGTCCGTGCTAATAATGTCACCCTTAGTGGTCATCACCGAAGCAATTTGGTTCGCCTCATCAGCCTCAGTAGCAGTAAACACTGGGTAAATAACTGCAGCAGCATCGTGGGCTGCAGCAGTCGTATCGTCCACGCCACGGACCACAGTCAAAGCCAAAGTGGAAATGTTTGTGACCCGGACTTTTTCTTCTTTTGAGGTGCCGGGGTCAATGACAGCAAAGAACGGGAACGACGAAGGCCATCCCGTGACAGATGCGACGTTGACCGTTGTAGCAGACGAGTTGACGCTGCTACTCAGCGTTGTAGAAACAGGTGCGCCCTTGTATGCTCTGCGAACGGGAAGTGCCATTTGTGCTCCTAGTTTTCTACGCTTCTCATAATAACAACCGCTGTCCCTTCCCAATCCCACTTGTTGCCGTAGGCATCAACTGGTATCCAGCGTAGGTCCTCAACAATAACCGAATGAACCGAGTTGCCGATCTGCAAAACAATGATTCTGGGGTTAGCAAGCAGTTCGTCCAAAACATCGGTTTCTTCCTGGGTATCTAAATAGACCTCTTTGCCGTTCTTCAGTTTGATCTTGTTGTGCAGAAGCACCGGCACAGAGAACGTTTGGGACCGGAACGGTGCAGCGTAGGCTCGGGCCATCCAGCGGGTGACAATCGGGCCTTCTGTGACGGTTGTTCCCCGTGTCAAGGTCAGTTTGAACTTGGCTTCGATGGCCCTGTCATCGGAACCGGTAAAGGTTTGTTCAATCAAACCCGCCGTAGACATCGTTCCGAGGTTCTGGTAGTTACCTTCATCGTTAGCAAGATAGGGGGTGACGGAACCTTTGAGTGGTTCGGTGCGAACATCGACACGGGCGACGAATTTGCGATCAGGGATACCCCAACGGTAGGTGCCGAGTTCAAGGGTGCCAGAGGCAACGAGGCTAGATGTGTCTTCAACGATAACGCCGACACCGGAAACCATGAACACCGGTTTGTCATCAAATATGACAACATTTGTGACATCGGCGTTCGAGTCATACATCAAGTCCGTGGCGTATGCAGGAGTATTCGTTCCAGTGAAAGTTGAAAGGTCCAGCCGACCAAGACCGCCAGAAGTACCGTCATAATTTGTCCATGTGAAGTAAGAGAACCTGTCGTTCGAAGCGGATTTGAGAACTGAACTGTTCGTCGGGATAAGTGGTCCAGCAACAAGGTTTGAGTTGCTGTCTGTGGAACAGAATCGAACACCTTTATTGGTGCCGAGAATAATGAACCCGAGATATCCAGCAATCGATGCAGCAATTTCGCCAGTTGGGAGTTCAAGGGCCACAACACCTTTGTCCAAAGTGCCATCAGTCTTGATTGTTACCTTGTAAACCATTGACTTTTTGCTGGCGTACCCTGCCGCATACGCTGCGTTTTGGCCTGTTGCTACACCTACCCAACGCCACGATGTGTCAATCGGTTCAACAACACCTGCAAGTGAACCCGTGTTAGAAATGTTGCGCAAGTTGTGGTCGTATGCGCCGAACATAAAACCCTTGGCGAAGCCAAGCATGTAATAGTTGTCGGTTGTATTAATGAACTTGGTGCTATCGATCACCGTTGTTGAGGTACCAGGGTCAAGTTTTCTTATCCCGTCGTTCTCGAAACCGAAATAGATTCGGTCGCCGTCAGTTGCCATAGCAACACATTTCTTGCCACCGCCCGGTTCACCCGTGCAATCAGTCCAAGTGGGGGTTGCCGCAAACGGGTCAGTAGAAAACTTCACCGCTTCATCTATGGCGACATAAACACGCCCGTCCTGCACAACCATGCGTTGCGTAGTAGCAGCAGAAGACAACGACACCTTCGTCGTGTTTAGCAGGCCAACCTGGCCCTTGGTCCAAATGTCGATACCTTTCGACTTGTAGAACCGGTAATCCTGCCCACCAGCAATATCCGCATACTGCTGACCTGCACCCAAATGCCACGAATCCTGACCACGCCTCCACAGGCCGCCAGGGTTGATAGCAGCCTCGCCCGGTGCAGTTGAAATGTCCTGCGAATCACGCACCCGAGGCTCATAGCCACGCTGAAACTCGCCAGATTTCTGGTCGATCATGTACGGGCGACCGTTAATAGCCACCGGATACACAGACGGAACAAGCGTCGTCTGCCCCGTACCAGTAAAGAACGCCGGAGTATTACGGTACGGCAGCGTGAACGCTGCTACAGCCACGGCTTACGCCCTCTGCAAAAACGTCGGATACAAACGGGCAAGACGTTGCGCCTCAGCCGTAATACGGTCCCTGCGCATACGCAACAGATTCGTAATCGAGTTCGCCACAGCACCAGACGGAACCTCATCCGAACGGCGGGTATCGCCTTGCGACTCAGTAAAGTTACGTTTCACCTCACGGGGAGCCATCAACCTGATCTGCGACCCAATAACCAGAATGTCCTCAGCGGATAACGGGAAACCGGAAATGTTCTGGAGGTCATCAGCCTCGGCGGCCACCCTGCCAAACGGGGCTTTATAGGTGATACGGATATCGCCGTTTGACACATCGGAATCGATCTGCAAACCGAACGTAGACCCGAAATCTTTGGTCGGCATGTTCCGCAACAGTTTGTACGACGACACCTGCTTGTAGTCATCGGCACGATACCGGTAACGGACATCAATCAAATCGATAATGTCCAAAGCACCGGGCAGGTTCATCTGACGGCTAGACGAATTGTACGTTAGGTCCAAATTCTTCACTTGGAACAAACCGTTCACCGGGCTCGACAAGTCCGCCAACTCGTCATTCACCGCTTCAAGAATCTGGTTACGGGGGAACCTGGGGTTGATAGTACACACCGAACCGCCCGTATGGGCCGCCGCAGTCGTACCATTAAAACCCCGCTCAATCGTCAAAGTTTTAGAAACTTCGATGACATCCCAAACGTAAACCTGCTCAGACCCAATCTCAATCACAGACCCCTGACGCACCGAACCAAGGTCGTAAGTCAGAACGCACGAAGTAGCCGTCGCCGTAATCGTGGCAGACAGTTTGTTGCGTTCCTCAACAACCCCAGACAACAACTGTCGCTGGGTGCGGGTAATGATCTGGGCAGTAGTAGACACTTACTTCTTCTTCTTAGCGGCTTTCTTGCCCATTTTCATAGGCTTGCCCGACTTCTTCGCTTCCATCTTCGCAGCCTTCATACCGGCCTTCGAATACGAGAATTCCTTTTTACCGACCATCGGCATGACAACCTCCTAGGGGGACAGTCAGATATTAGCACCGAACTTTTCGTCCAGCCGTTCTGCATATTCGGCGGCTATCTGCGGCACTAACTGCTGTATCAGCCCGTTCATTTCCCGTTGCGCTGAGTGCGGGTCGATGTGCTGGAGGTACAGGACTTTGGGGATGTGGGCTATTTGGGTTGCGAGGGCTGTGCGGACGATTAGTTCGTAGTCGTCGGCTACTCGCAGGTTCGGGTTGTGGCCTCCGACAGCGTGGTAGGTGCTGGTCCGCCATGCCCGTACATGGTTCGGGGCCGAGACGATGTGGCTGAGGGTTGTGCGGTTTATCGGCACCCGGCAGGCCCAGACTTGCAGCGTCTCGTCCCAGTAGTGGGAGCCGTAGCCGAGGCCCCAGCCGTCCGGGTAGCGCAGGCTGGAACCGTCTGGGTAGACCTCAGCGCAGTCCGAGTAGGCGAACCCGACAGACGGGTCTGTGAAGGCTGTAGCAAGTTCCTGTAGGCAGTCTGGGGTTAACTGGTCGTCGTGGTCTGCTTCGACAAGGATGTCCCCAAGGCCGAGACTGAACGCCATCTTCTTGACGTAGCCGATGTTGCCACCAGAGGGAACATGGGGCCGGAAGTATCGGATTCGGTACCGTTCGTCGGAGCACATTCCGTAGACCTGCCGGTGGACTGCATCGGTGGTGGAGTCGTCGTAGATGACCCATTCCCAGTCGGTATGGGTTTGCGCTTTGAGGGAGGCCCAGAGTCGGGCGAGGGTGTCAGGTTTCGTGTTGTATGTCGGCGTAATGACGCTGATTATTCCCGAAAGTCGTGTATCCACTGGTCTGCATTTTCTGCACCGAGTTGCGTAACCGCTTGGTCGTCTGTCCCTTCAGGGGACCAACCGGATGCTAGAAGGGCTGCATATTCTTCGTCGTTCATTTCCCGCACAATGTCGTCAATTTGTATGTTCGGTCGTGCCATTGGTTATGCCAGCCTATTCCCGTAAACGGTAATTGTGCCACCGGTAATGGTGCCTGAGTTGCAAGTCAGGGTGAAATCCGTGTAACTGGTTGTATTGGCCAATAAGCCCAAACAGGTCCCACCGTATGTGCCAGTACCACCAGAAACATTCGAAACCACATAGGTCCTTTTCGCCAGATACGGGGCCATTACATCAATGTTTGCATAATTGCCGTCAGCACTCATTTGGCCGCCATAAACAATGCTCGTTGCGTTACTACCAGAGTCGCCAGAGGCGGTAGTGGTTCCGTAAACAACGTAATTGAATGAGTAGTAATAACCAGTCGCCGCTGCACCTAACGTAAATTTCAATACGTTTGCTGTTGATGCGCTGCCGCCCTGATAAATGATTTTATACGAATCGTATGTTGCGGAGAACGCTGATGTCACTTGGACGCTCGAAACTGCCGTACCAACTGTTTGTGACTTGATAAAAACCAAACCGCCAACAGGCCCCAACCCAACCGTGTCATCTTGTTTTTGGCTGAGGTAGTCCCACGCAGACCCATCCCATACCCGCAGATAACCCGTGTCTGTTTCGTAAATAATTTGACCCGTGTATGGGGTACCGGGGCGGGTAGTGCTGGTGCAAACACCAGGTCGCAAGCCAGTACGGATGTTAGAGATACTCATGCTGTTACCGCAGTAGGCACATCAGGAAAGTTGGCTTCTTCAGATGGCACCCATGTTACGGGAAAATCACGAAGGGCTTGGCGATAGGCAGCCCACGCTTCTTTATCAGTTGGTGCGTCTGGCAAAACTGCCCAGTCTGATGCGGCAAGCAGGCGGTCACGTTGGAAACGCATACGAGCAATAAAGACGTTTGAGTTATCTGTCGGCTCAAGCCCAAGTTGGTTTAGGTTCATTTACGCCGCCTCATAAGCGAAGGTAATACCGATATTTCTGCTGTTTTGGATCACGCCAGAGTTTTCGTAGATGCCAACCCTCAATGCCGTGGTTGAGATAATCCAGACGTTCAAGTGGTAGCCAGTAGAAAGATACTCTCGGCCAAAGCCTATTGAGGTGCCACCGCTGTAATCACCAGCAGTAACTGGCAGGGTAAAATCAATGTACGAACCGGCTGCGGTACCAGCAGTAGTAATGACATATTCAATGCGTCCAACTACAAGTTTGCCAACTTGGTAATACCTCGCTCTTGTCAGCGAACCCGTTGTAATTGAACCAGAAGATGCGGTAGCGGTTGGGGTGTAAGCAGTCCACGCTGTAGTAATCCCCGAAAGGGCGGCCCACTTGACACCATTTGTGGCCGCCGAATCAGCAACAAGAACCTGATTGTTCGACCCGACAGCAAGACGAGCGAGAGTGTCATCTGCGGACGCAACCAGCAAATCGCCTTTAGCGTCAACAAGCGACGCTGTGAACTGTTGCACCCACGCCGAACCGTTCCAGACGAACGTTTTATCGGTGTCTGTCTCGTAGATGAACTGCCCCTCATACGGAGAAGCAGGTCGAGTCGAAGAAGTGCAAACACCAGGTTTGGCGATTGCAGACGGTGCAGAAAACGACGAGATAGGCATTAGAGGGCAACCGCCTTGATGATGTAGTTCATTACCATTGTTGGCTGCACGTTATTATGCGCTCCACCGCCTCCGGTGTTTTGGTTTGTTGCAGTCGTATTATTATTCGTTGCAGTAGTATTATTGATTGTCGGCGTGGCTGATTCTGTGATTGCTGCTGAACCATCACCATAAATTGCACTACCAGCAATAGATGAAACTGCCACACTACCGCTGCCTGCTGTGTAGTGACCACCCATCCTTGTGCCATTGGAAGAGTTTTCTTGGACGTAGTGACTGTGTGCAACTTGGGTATGATTATGTGCTACTTGCGTATGTGTATGCGCATCCTGAGTGTGCGTGTGTGAAGGCATCTCCGCTGACGACAAAGTATGCGTTTGGGCGCCGCCAACCTCGCCAGGTGCGTCTCCACCGCCAGTAATCGTGGTGCTGGTCAAACGACTAGCAGCGGAACCTCCCATGTTGTCCACGCCAGCAATAACACGACCACGAAGGTCCGGCAAAGCAAATGTCGTTGAACCATCACCAGAACCGTAGGTTGTGCCAATAGCAGCGAAAAGCGCCCCGTAGTCAGTACGAGAGACGTTCTGGCCAAAGCAAAGAAGCCAGCCAGCGGGAGCAGTAGAGCCAGCATAAGGGATAACCGAACCTGCTGGTATCGCTCCAACCGGAGCGCCAAGAGCAGACGACAGACCCATTAGACTTCTTTTTCCCACCCAACGGCGGTAAACGTTACCTTATCGGTTGTATCTGAGTAGCCGTAAAACTGATCGGTAGCATTCAGAACCAACGCCGTGTCCCAGATAAGGGTGTCATTGGCGGCAATCGGCAATGCCCAAAAAATGCGGTTATCGACCGTAGCGGTCGTGTTGATGGCAAAGTAGATGAGCCTGTCGGTGCCGTCTGTGTTGCAAAACACGACTTGCTTGACAACCCACGCACGGCCAGATGCAACGGCAGAACCCAACGTAGAGTTGGCAGTAGCGGTCAATTTGACTGGTCCAACCAGTCGTTTTTCTGTGCGGTCACCTACAGCCATTTATGCTCCGATATCAGTTGTGATGATTGCCGTGAATTTGCTGTCGTTCATCGGGTCGGTGGACACAGCAGAGTTTACCCATTGGCTACTGGCGGTACTGTAAACCAGCGCCTGCCCATTCGACGGGGTGCCGGTAATAGTTACGTCCGTCAAACCATCAAGAGTTTGTGAACCCTGAGGACCCTGCGGACCTTGAGCCCCCTGCGGGCCCGTAGCACCAGTTAGACCAACAGCGCCTTGCGGGCCCTGAAAACCAATAGGACCCTGAGCGCCCTGCGCACCTTGAGGACCAGTATCCCCCTGAGGCCCCTGAAATCCCTGCGGACCTTGAGCCCCCTGCGCACCAGTGTCACCCTGAGGTCCTTGAAAACCCTGCGGACCCTGAGCACCCTGTGCGCCCTGGGCACCCTGTGCGCCCTGCGGACCGGTATCGCCCTGCGGACCTTGCGTACCCTGAAACCCTTGAGGACCCTGCGCACCTTGGGCACCCTGGGGTCCCGTATCACCTTGCGGTCCTTGTGTACCCTGGGGACCCTGTGAACCCTGCGGACCCGTATCCCCCTGAGGACCTTGCGCTCCTTGAGCACCTGTTGCACCTTGAGGTCCCTGAGCGCCGGTCGGTCCCTGAGCACCTTGCGCACCTTGCGCACCAGTTGCTCCTTGAGGACCCGTATCTCCTTGTGGACCTTGGAAACCCTGAGGACCCTGTGACCCTTGCGCTCCGGTCGCTCCTTGCGCTCCCTGCGCACCCGTGGCCCCCTGAGCACCAGTAGCGCCTTGTGGGCCTTGCGTACCCTGTGGGCCTTGCGTACCCTGCGCACCTTGAGCGCCTTGCGCTCCGGTAGCACCAACAGGGCCAGCGTTACCTGTGCCGACAATACTGATCTTGTTGCCAACAGACAGCGCTGCCGATTCTGTTGCAGACGAAACAACGTAGGTATTGTTTGTCCGGTAGACGGTCAGGGTTTCTGTTTCGAGTGCAACCGTGACGGTAGTGGTAGCCATTGCTACCTCGTCACATCAGCAAGAACCGCAACAGTCCCCGAAAGAATTGTCGTAATCACACCGGATGCGTTTTCCTGAAGGTCCCAATACAGGTAACCTGGGTCCAGATCGGCTGTGTCTGCCGCCGCAAAAGTAACCTTCATTTGGCCGTTCGCCCCGTCAGTTACGGTGCAGGTTCCGGTGATTGCAACAGCGGCAATATCGGGCGTTGAGCGCATCTGACTGGAGTAGGTGCGGCCAGTAATGTTGATCGGTGTGGTGCCGTCAGACGTAATGGTAACCTCAACGACCTCTGTGTCGCCACGGGTAATCGTCAAATCCTGTTTAGCGGGTGCAGCCATCGGCGCTAGTCTACACTACTTCTTTCCACGGTTCCTGGCTCGGTTCCGTGACGGGGACTCCGACACGATACGACCGTCCTTCGTATGGCTCATGTCGTTGCCGCCCTTGCCCATGACACCACGGTCACGGCGGGTCTTAGCCAACTCTCGACGTTTCGCCATCTGGCCGGGGGATTTGTTGAAGGTTGTGTCGTAAGCCTTCTTTTTCTCCCGTGCATCCGGGTTATCCCGGTAATACTTGGCGGACTTTTTCGGGTTGGCCGCTTTACGGGGAGCCACTACCACTTCACCTTATTGGCCCAGTATGCGGCAGACATTTTGCCCTTGGCGATGTTCGCTGCGTGGCGAGCCTTGAACGACTCACGACGCTTACGGTAAGCAGCAGATTCACCAGCCTTCTTCGGGGAGCCAGATACGCCCTGTTGGCCGAAACGAATCAGTTTAATCTTGCTGCCTTCCTTGGCAAGGACAGCATGGGACTTTTTTGCATTCGGGGTGCGCTTGGGTTTGTTGTAACCGGAGAACCGTTCGCCACGATATTCGATGCTCATTGGTTTGCCGCCCAAGCGTTATCGACAAGGTTCGGATACTTGCGACCAGCCTTCGTTGCCCGAGCCTTCGCAGCCTTCTTCTGGCTGTCGGTCAACTTGGTTGATTTCTTGTTCGGGTTCTTCTTATCCCAAAACTGCTTTTTCACGATGGCTCCATTTCAACAGCACCAGAATCAGATAATACCTGATAGGCCCCCGGAGTGATAGAGGCAATTTGCCCTGGGGCCAGAATGTATGTGTCGTTGCCGATGGTTGCTTTGACGGTTCGTTTGGCTCGGACTTTGATTTGGACTGTGGGGGCTTCCCACTCTGGGTTGCTGAGCAGTTTCCCTGGGGGTACCGCTGCTACTAGTTTTTTGGCTGCTTCAGCCCAAGAGAATTTGTTTGTTCCGGCTGGGCGTTTCCGGGGGAGCCGCAGGTCGTATGCGTCTTGCATTGCTAGTTTCAATTTTTGCAGGTTAGGTTCGTCCCACTGGCCGACTGTTTGGGCTGGGGATTTGCCGCAGGGGACGGTCCATTGGGCAAGGTGCATAAAGTCTCGTTGACCGGTGGATTCGGAGACGATGGTGGGGATGCCCATAGCGATTGCCTGTAGCGGCATCAACCCGAATCCTTCGCCTCTGGCTGGGGCTACGAAACAGTCAGCCTGGTTGTACCAGTCTCGTTGTTCTTCGGCGTTCATCCACTTTCGGTACAGGGTGATCTTGGGGTGTTTGACGTTTTCTGTGTCGAAGGCGTGTGGGGCGGCTTTGATGTGTAATTCTGCGTCTGGCAGGTTGAGGGCGGTAAATGCCTGCACCACCAGGTCTAGGCCCTTACGGAGCCACAGGGAGCCTCCTGCGTGGAACCTGAACGGGCCGTCTGGGCGTTGTGGTGATTTGCGCCAGAACGTCAGGTCTACCCCGAGTGGCACCACGGTGGCATCGGAGTGGTAATTAGAAAACAGTTCTAGATTGTGTTCGCATGGGACAAGCAGTTGGTCAAACTGTCCGAACCAGGGTTTCATAAAGTTCGGCACAGTGTCGGTTTCCCACATCGTAAACAGCACCCGATGCTGACCTCGATACCAGCCTTTTACAGCGTTGGGTAACTGCATGTGGACGTTGACAGATGCACGTTCGTCAAACTTGACACCGGCAGGGGCGTGGTCAAGGAACCCTTGGAGCATTGACCCGTATCCGATTTTTGGTTCGTCAATGCCAGTCCAAGACTGAAAGTTCATGAAACCTCAACGGGTGGCGCAACTGGCGCACCCTCGATTTGCCATTTTTCGGTGGCGTGCTTTTCTAGAACGCTACAGCCGTCAATTTGGCGTGGCTGCAAACCCTGCTTACGCAAACGCTTGTATGCAGGCATGTCACGATTCCAGTTTCGTTCACGCTGGTTTATCTCAGATACACGTGAGCCACGGGTCGTCGTGGAGTTGGTGCCCATCCGAACACCAGCAACCTTGCAACCGAAGCAGCCATCAACATCAAGATTGGGGTGGACTTCCCTGTGTTTCATGATTTTCCAATTTCTCTTGCAGGCTGTCAATAATTGTTCTCAAGCGTTCAATTTCGTCTGCTGCTACGGTCCGAAAAGCGTCGTAGCGTGTGATACCGCAGTGGCATGTGACTGGTTTACGCATACGTTGCGGAAGCGTGACAATGCTTCGTGCATACCAAAGACGGTCAGAAAATTCAAGATGATCGTCGTACTGGTTGGTTTCCATTATTCAATGTAATCGCCGTAGCCAGCCGCAATAAGGTCTGCTTCTTCTTGGGCGGTCAACGGGTGGATGTGTCCGCCGTGGTAAATCTTTTCGATCTCGGTGTCGTCATCTGGTTGTGATTCGGTGAACGAACCGTTGGTCAGTTTATAGACGTTGCGGCCACGAGGCCAGCCACCAAGATAGGCGAAGATGCCTTCGCCTGAGCCGTCATCGAAACGGACGAACGGGTCGGTGGGCGGACGAAACGTAGCCATCGCTCAAGAATAACAAAGACCCCCCGGTTTCCCGAGGGGTCGATGCTATTCCTTGTCGGAAAGGTTACGAGTTCGAACCGAGGCTCGAAGCCGACTCGATGCGGCGCAGTGCTTCCTGACGGAACACCGAGTAGCCGACAAAGTGCTTCCAGCCAACCGGACGGAAGCGCTTGAGGATGTCGGTCACCGTGCCGTACACGATGCTCGGCTGTGCTCCGTACTCGCCACCGAGCGACACGCCCTTAGCAAGAGCCTGACGGCCCATGATGAGGGTGCCGTACACGTCGATGGTGCCGGACGAAGACGAGTTGTTCGACGCATCCACGAAAAGCGGTGCACGGGACGACTCGATGAATCGCACGTTGTCGATCATGCCAATTTCGCCGTTGTACAGGCCGTTCGGCTGTGCGTACTTGAACGAGTCACGCCAACCACCAGCGTCGGTGTTCGAACGGAAGTCGAACGACACGTCGGGGTGGATGAAGCCGACGTACGAACCACCAATGGTGGGCACGTTGGCCTTGCGCAACTGGGCGACGGCCTTGCGGACATCATTGATGTGAAGCACGTCATCGCTGTTAACCGTGGTACGGCTCGTCGGGTCAACTGCACCGCCGGTTGCGTAAAACACGTTGTCGCCAGCCTGGACCACATCACGGCAGATCGTGTCAATCGACAGACCAGCGTTGTAGCCGACAGCCTGAGCCGCAATCGGGTCAACCGGGATGAAGGACGATGCACGCAACTTGGCCGTGGTGACGGTTGCGTTGCCGTATTCCTTCAACGTCACGGTGACCTGGCTGTCGCTCATCGCAACCGGGGTCACGTCCTCTGCTTCACCGAGTTCGGTGGTAGCAGCGGCGAGGTCAGCGAAGACCGTGAACTTGATGGATGCGCCAGGGTTGGTGGCGTTGGTTGCCTGAACGTCTGCGA